GGTGGAGGGACAATCCCAGGAAGAATGATCACGCGGTGGGTCCACTCATGGAATCCATCCAGCGCTTTGGCTTTGGGGCACCAATCGTGGCCCGGAGAGAGGATGGAATGATCATAGCTGGTCACACCAGGCTGAAGGCTGCACTAGAACTGAGGATGACAGAGGTCCCTGTCAGATACCTGGACATCTCAGAGAGTGACGCCAGGCTCCTGGCACTAGCTGACAACAAGCTTGGCGAGCTGGCCGACTGGGATGAGGAGCTTCTCAATGTGGTCCTCAATCAGCTTAGCGAGGAAGGCCAGGACATCGATGGTCTGGGGTGGACAGAAAAGGAGCTTTCTGAACTCCTCCAGGATGCCCCTGATGAGAATCAGGAGGACATCTACACCCACAAAGTGGAGAGCCCGATCTATGAAATCACAGGAGAAAAGCCGGATATTGCTGATCTCATTGATATGACAAGAGCGTCAGAGTTGACCGCTAAAATCTCCCGTGCAGACCTGACTGAGGAGGAGAAGCTCTTTCTACTCATGGCAGCGCAGAGACACATTGTCTTTCGCTATGACAAGATTGCGGAGTTTTATGCTCACAGCAGGCCTGAGATCCAGCAGCTGATGGAAGATTCAGCACTGGTGATCATTGATTTTGATCGCGCAATAGAGCTGGGTTTTGTTAGGCTCACAAAGGACATCGCAGGAGCCTTTGAGGATGACCATGGATAGTTTTGCAGCCTTCATCTTGACCCATGGCAGGCCAGACAATGTGAAGACCTATGAGACGCTCAGGGCTCGTGGCTACACTGGAAGCATTTATCTGATCGTGGATGACATGGATGAAGCCCTCCCACGCTATCAGCAGCAGTATGAAGACCAGGTCCTGATCTTTGATAAACAGGCCGCAGCTGAGGCGGTGGACACAGGGGACAACCTCCAAAGGCTAGACACTGTTCTCTTCGCCCGTCATGCCTGTTTCAAGCTGGCCCAAGAGCTGGGGCTATCCCACTTCATCCAGCTGGATGACGACTACACCTATTTTGAGTATCGCTTTGATCACCGTTTGAACTATGCCACTGGTCGAGGGGTCTACAGCCTGGACAGAATCTTTGGAGCACTGGTGGACCTGCTAGAAACGTCAGGAGCCGCGACCATTGCGCTTGCTCAGGGTGGTGACTTCATTGGTGGAAGACACAACAGCAGATTCGGCAAGATGCCAGCCCTGAGAAGGAAGGCAATGAACAGCTTTGTGTGTCGTGCAGATAGGCCGGTCGACTTTGTGGCCAGGATGAATGACGATGTCACCACCTATGTCGTGGGTGGTTCCAGGGGTGAGCTGTTCTTCACAGTCAACCAAGTGAGCCTGACTCAAACCACCACCCAGCAAAACACAGGAGGTCTAACTCAGATGTACCTTGATGCAGGGACCTACACTAAGAGCTTCTACACCATCCTCTTCCACCCCTCATCTGTCCACATCCAAGCCATGGGCGATAAGCACATGAGGCTGCATCACTCGATACAATGGAAGAACACCACGCCGATGATCCTGTCAGAGGCCCACAGGAAGGAGAGACCCAATGAAGCTCAATGCTGAGACAAAGGCCCGACTGGTGGAGGGGATCAAGCTGGGCATGACGAACAAGCTGGCTGCGCAGTATGCTGGGGTCAGTGAGTCCACCTTCTATGCTTGGAGGCAGAGGGGACAGTCAGGAGAGCCTGAGTTCCTGGAGCTTCTGGAGTCCATAAAAAGAGCAGAGGCTCAGAGCGCAGCTCATTGTCTGGCAGTTATCAAGAAGGCCGCCCAGGAGGGGAACTGGACCTCAGCTGCTTGGCTCCTGGAGAGGCGGCATGGATTCAGAAAGGAGCAAGTAGAGCTGACTGAGCCTGAGGTGGAGAACACTGATCATCTTGTGGATCCCAGCACTGAGGAGGGGCGTGAGGCCATCATCAGCCATGTTGCTGAGTTGCCTGAGGATCTCATCTTGGCTGCGCTGAATAGAAGAGCTGTGGCACAATAGGAGCACCAATGGCCAGGAAGAAGAAGAAGACAAGAAAGAAGAGCACGGTGAATGCAGCTGGTAACTACACAAAACCAGGCATGAGGAAGAAGATGTTCAGAGCCATCAAAGCAGGGTCCAAGGGTGGCCCACCTGGAGTCTGGTCAGCTAGAAAGGCTCAGATGCTGGCTCGTCGATACAGGGCAGCTGGTGGAGGCTACAAGAAAAAATAATGGGTCGGAAGAAGTCACAGAAAAGCTTGGCGCGGTGGACTAAGCAGAAGTGGAGGACTGCGTCAGGAAAGCCATCAGGGAAGACCGGTGAGGTCTATGCTCCAGCCAGGGCGATTGCAGCCCTCAAGGGCACCAAGGCAGGCAGGAAGAAACTAGCAGCAGCCAACAGGAAGAAGAGAGCCGCGACCAGGAAGGGCAAGACAACAGCTCGTCATGGGCTGCACAAAGGAAAGAAGCGGTGATCCTTTTTGGCTTCTGCATCTCCATCAATGGCCAGCTGTTTGAGGCAGCTCATTGGGGCATGTGCGTCGATGAGGCTTTTAGCTATGTCCACCAGCAGTATGGATGGAAGCTCCTGCGGCCACTGGATGACTCAGCAGAGTGGGAGTACGCTGAGCTGGCCCTCTATGAGGATGGACCCTCCCTGGTGTACTGGATGGGAGAGGCTGAATCATGATCAACATCAGCCAGATCAAGAGAGCAGCTGACCTCTACAGCTCCAACAATCTTGCCAAGTACGTCAAGGAGGCAGCTGGGAAGGGTGGGATGTCTCCAGGTCAACAGCGGTTCCATAAAAGCCAAGAGACCCTGAGACTCCTCATCGCAGGCAACCAGGTCGGGAAGACCAGGGCGGTGGCGGCAGAATGCTGGTTTTATGCTACCAGCTCCCACCCCTTCAGACCCACTGAGCCACCACCGACAGTGGGGTGGATTCTGTGCGCTGATCTGAAAGCGGGCTGGAGGAACTTTTCAGCCAAGCTCAGGGAGATTGAGCCACCTGGAGTGCTCCACCCTCACACCGTTTATGACTCAGGCAGGGGATACACCTACAGGGGCTCCAAGATGCTGAGACTAAACTCAGGCAGCCTGATGATAGGGAAGTCAGGCTCTCAGGAACAAATGGCGCTAGCTGGTGCCACCATTGACTTCCTTGCCGTGGATGAGCTGCCCAAGCGTGGCCACTTTGGTGAGGCCAGGTCTCGTGTGGCTGTGAACAATGCCCCAATCTTCATGGGCTTCACGCCTATCGGCAGGCCCGCAGAATGGCTCAGGGACTGGGTGGACGGTAACCCCGACACAGGGGAGCCAGCAAAGGAGCCAGACTGGGACATCCACAGGATCAAGCTGAACCCTGAGAACTGCCCCCACAGGACTGCTGAGAGCATCGAGAAACAGATAGCAGGATACGGACCGTGGGAGAGAGCACAGCGGGTGGAGGGTGCATGGTCTGGTGTCACAGTAGATAGATGGATCAGCTTCAGTGAGGAGAATGTCTTCTCAGAGATTCCTACAGGGATTGAGTCACTGGGCCTCGGATGGGACCACGGTGAGCAGCCTGGGTCTTCTGTCTGTTATCTCGTAGCATACGGCTCAGATAGGCTATGGGTTTTGGATGCCTATGTCTCAGAGGACAGGAACACTCCTGCTGAAGAGGCCAGACACATTCTCCAGATGCTCAAATCCTGGAACATTGATGCATGGCAGATCGACGAGGCTCGTGGTGACTCCAACAGTGCAGGAAGGCTGGGGCTGGGGTTCTCAGTGAATCAGCTCCTGGAGAGGGGCTTTGCTAAAGCCATGGGATCAGCTAGACCACCCTTCTCCATTCAGGTCCCCTATAAAGGTCCCGGATCAGTCAGGGCTAGAGCGCGTATGATATCCTCCGCATGTGTGGAGGGCCGATTCATGGTCCATGAGGGATGCACACATCTGATCTCAACGCTAAGGCATTGGCGAGGGGAAACATCTGGAGACCTGAAACATCATTTTGACGCAGTCGGTTACATAGCCGAATGTTTCCTCACCGAGACCCTGGACGGGTCAGCCTTCCTCATCATTTAGGAGCACTCATGGCCGCCAAGAAGAAAGAAGAGAAGACCACCAAAAAAGGTGACATCAAGATCCTCATTGGAGCAAAGGGAAAGCCCAAAGCTGAGGATGGTGTTCAGATCTGGAACCTCAAAGGTGAGGAGCAAACCAAAGAAGGTGACCGTCAATCGGTGGCCTACCTGACCACACAGCAGCTCTTTGAGCTTGGCTGGATTCGACGGAAGCACTGATGCCGACAATCCCAATGACCATCCTCCCTCCTGATGAGAGCGATCAAAAGAGATGGAGAGAGCAGGGCCTAAGAATCAGGCTGCTGAATGGCAAGCATATCGATGATGTCCGCAATGAGATTGAAGACATGTTTGCCCTTGAGATCGCTGCTGATATGGAGGTCAACCCAGACCTCAGCAGGAATCCATTCAAGCTGATCTATCAACAGCTCAACGTTGCCTATCTGGAGCCACCTGAAGTCAGGGTTCAGAATGGTGAGGATTTGGACTTGAGCCCCATCATCACACCGCGGCTATGGGCTCAACAGCAAAGCACCTCACTGTTGGCTTTGAGTCTAAATGAGGCGTTGGTCCGCATTGACTGGAAGCACTGGGCTGACGCTACAGAAGCCAGCTACAGGGTGGTCATGCCCGACACAGTTATCTGCGAGGCTATGCCCCATGAGCCTGATCAGCCTGGAATGGTCAGCGAGCTCAGGTATCGCGGTGGCAACTTCACCTGGGAGACCTGGGACATTCGTGGAGACACACCCACCTTCATGATTGAAGAGGTGGATGAGAATGGCGACCGCGAGGATGCAACTGAGAAATACGCTCCCGAGCTGGCTGGTGAGTATCCATACAGAAACAAGGAAGGAGATCCTATCCTCCCTTATGTCCTCTACCACCGCGCTGTAGGTTCTAAGCTGTGGAACTGGTCACAAGGAATGGAGCTAAGCCGTGGGGCCTTGCGTCTGTCAGCGCTTTGGTCGCACTGGTCTGATGGGTTTTTGAACGCTGCGCACCCACAGAGATACGCTGTCGACTTAGACACCCAAGCTGGAATGAGCAGGACCATTGGTGGGACTGCGGTGGATGTGGTGCCAGTAGACCGAAAGTCCATCATCAAGTTCGTGAGCAAAGGACCAGGAGGAGGAAGCCTGGGACAGTTTCAGGCGGCTATGGATCCTTCCAATGCAGCTGAGTCCCTGAGGATCTATGAGCAGGGGCTAGCTGTGTATGCTGGCCTGAATCCATCTGACTTGCAGATCACCCAGGCCCAAAGTGGTTACGCTATTGTCGTGAGTCGTGAGGGTCAAAGGAGAGCACAAAAGATGGTAGAGCCTGCATTCCGTATGGCCGACCAGAAGCTGCTAGCCACAGCAGCTGCACTTGCGAACATTTACACAGGATCAGATTTGCCTGAGGACCCAAGGGCCTACTCCATCCATTACCGTGCTCTTAAGCCATCAGTAGAGGAGAGAAGGGCCCAAGCTGACATCCTTAGAGCTGAGGCCGAACTGGGAATCGCGTCTCAGATTGACATCATCAGGGGTCTTCATCCTGAGATTGAGTCTGATGAGGAAGCTCTTGAGAGACTGCTCAGGGTGAAGGAGATCCAGAGGGATCTTGCAGCCTTTGACCAGATGACTACCAATGAAGAACCACCACCACAGGAGGGATAGAGTGGCCGAAGAAGTGAAGCAAAGTGTACCCACCCCAATGACCCCATCACGGGTCCCCACCAATGGAGCTGGAGAGGCTGAAAAGCTTGTTCCATCTTTCAGGCTGGAGCAGGAATCTGTGAGAGCCAGAGAGGCTGAGGCCACCAGGGATGCTGCTCTCAAGCAGCTCAATGGGATGAAAGAGGAGTTTGAGAAGCTCCAAGCAGCCTACAACAAAGGCCGCACAAACTACGCAGCGGACATGCACCTCCTGGAGAGGGGCTTCAAGCATGAGAGCGTGCGTCGGTTCTTCAGGAAGGAATACCGGGAGAGCGTAGCTGAGCTGCCGCAAGACAAGCGCCCTGACTTTCCCTCATGGCTGGAAGCAAACCAGGACGACCCTCTCTATCGTGTCCACTTCCAAGGTCTGAGCACTCCAGCAGCTGAGACACAAAAGCAGGAGGATGCGCCACAGGTCCAGAGCCCTCCCCTTGAGGATAATCTGGTCAGCGCACTGCGAGCTGTGCTCAATGGGAATCCAGACTCAGGGACCTCACAGCCTGCTGAAAATAGACAGCAGGAGTGGACAGCTGAGGCCATCAGGAAGGTGCGAGCCAGAAATGGTGGGACCTTAGGTGATGCAAAGGAACAGATCCTTGCTCAGTGGAGAGCAAAGAAGATCATCAAGTAAGACCTTGACACCGTGGGATTCTCCGCGGTAGAGAGACCACAGGACCCGCACCACGTGACCGGCCGCGATAGAGTTGTAAAGACGGGACCTCTTCAATCATTCAAAACTTTTTTTGAGGTGTCCCCATGGCTGTAACAAATGCCACAACTCAAGCGAACCTTGTCACCAATGGTGGTGCAGTCGCTGAGGTTCTCTCTTCTCTTGTTCTCGAGCAGCTCTATGATCCCACCGATCTGCGTGCTCTTTGCCTCCGTGTTCCCTTTGATGGTTCAGGCTCCGCGACCACCAACGTGACGCAAGACATGGTCCCCGGTGCGTTTGCTGCTCCTGGTGAGAACACCACCACCAATGCAACAGCGTATACGACGAATCACTTCGACATCACAGTCGAGCGATACTCCCGTGCGTATGCTCTCACTGACCTGATTCCCGTTTCTGGTGATGCCATCGACCTTGATCGCATTGTCCAGAATCTCGTCAACGGTGTGAGCTTGACCTTCACCGACATCATCTGTGACTTCTTCCACACTCCTGGATTCTCCAACAGCGTTGGAACTGCTGGCGTGAACCTCTCAGTCGACGACATCTACGATGCCATCTTCCAGCTCACCAGCGCACTCAACCCTGCTCCCTATGCCGCTGTGCTGCACCCCGTGCAGTTCAACGACTTCCTCAGCTCCTTGCGCTCAGAGACTGGCGCCGCCCAGTTCTCCCCAGCGACCCTGGAGATGCTTGGACAGAAGGGGCCAGGATTTAAGGGATCTTGGATGAACACTGAGTTCTACGTCAGCGATTCTGTGGATGCTACCCCATCCGGCAGCTTCACAGGCGCAATGATGGGTCAGGGTGCTTTGGCTTACGCCATGGCTCCAGTCACCCGCATGATCGGTCACATCCCAGCAGGAAGCCTGGTGCTTGATGCTGGTGACGTTGTGGTGGAACTTGATCGCACTGCTTCCGATGGTGTCTCAGCCGCCTACGCACACATGTTCATGGGTGTGGCAGAGGCTGAAGATGCACGCGGCGTCAAGATCGTTTCTGACGCATAGATCATCTTACCCTTGGAGGTGGTGGCTCAGCTTGGGTCACCACCTCCAGTCCCTGAAGGAGGGAACCAATGAAAGAGACACTCCATCTGACTAAGCCTCAGAAAGAGAGAATCCAGACCCGTGAGGATGAGGGGCTTCCCATCACCCACAGGACAAAGCAGACCTTTCGCTTTGTTTATATCCACTACCCTAAAAGCTGGATCTATGACCTCAACAGAGGATTCCTTCCCGACATCACCAAGATCATCGCTCGTCCAGGGCTGTGCAATGTCCGCAGAGATGGGAACATGACGTTGGCTTTGGCTCAGGTCAGGGAGAAGGGTGGAGTCGTCCTGGACCCCAAGGATGAGCGCTTGGGTGAGTATATGGACTACGTCCATTTCTATCCCATCAGGGGAGGTGGGAAATACTATGTGGACTTCAACAAAGCAGCCACAGTGCTTCCCAATGATGAGATCATCTGGAACAAGTCAGAGCTGAGAGACACCTGGTACGACTTCCTGCTTTATGTGAGAGGGACCACCCTGGTGAGGCCAATGATCCGCGAGATCTACCTCTCTCTCAGGGAGAAAGAGCAGGACAAGCTGAATGGACTCCTCAGCAGGTTTGACAGAAACCCCCATCTCAAGCATCGAATCAAGATTGCAGAAGACCGGCTAGCAGGCATGGACAAGCACTGGGAAGAATACTCCAAGAGCTTGGCTCCTGCTGAAGGGTCCCAGCCCAAACCCCTCAAGCGTAGAGTGGAGAAGCACCATGAGTGAGAAGCCTGGAACCAGAGAGCGCATTGATGCCATGGTGAAGCAGCTCAGACAGAGTGGAACTTCTGAGCAATACGCTCGCGAGAAGGCTATCAATGCCGCAAAAAAAAGTGACAGAAGAAACAGTAACTAGCTGAAATAACAGCACAAAAACAACAAAAGAGGTTGAAATGTCATTCGACGGGAAGAACCCATTCCGCATCCTGCGTCAAACCTGGAACCCTGGAGGCTGGGAAAAGGAGACGCTCGCGGCCAACAAAACACTCACCCATTCTGATGCTCAGATGCTGGCCCTTGACTGCGGTGGATCTGGCCGCGATGTCTTTCTGGCAGCCCCCCGTGAGGGAGCATGGGTGTGGATCTTCAATCATTCTGATGGAGCTGAGAACCTCAGCGTGAAGCAGGCTGATGGGAGCACCCCACTGGCCACTATCAATCAGAATGAGAGTGGACTCTTCTACGCTGATGCTGACGCAGCTGATGACAGCGCAAGCGGTTGGAAGCTGATGGCGCTGCTCACTATCGCACTGGGCTAGTCTAATGAGCGGGACGCTGTATACAGCGCGCTGGACTGGTCCCACCTTCATCGAGCAGGGGAAGGATCAGACTGTCTCAGTCTCAGTGGAAAGGAGTGGATCCGCAACCACTCTCACCTCAGGGACTTTGACAGTCTTCCTCCCCAGCGGTGAGAAGATGGTGGATGCTGTTGCTGGATCAATATCTGGGGGAACCTTTACTTCCGCCACAATCCCAGCAGCCACCACCAGTGCTCAGACCTTGGGTCCACGCTACCTGATCCAGGTGGATCTCGTGATCAGTGGAGCGACTTACAGCTTTTACAACGACGCTGTTTTGTGTCTGGCTCGATTGTATCCCCCAATCGGTCAGACTGATTTGGTCCAGCGACATAGTGAAGCAGCAAACCTCCTCGGAGCAGCTGTCACCTCACTTCAGCAATACATCGACCAGGCGTTCTCAGATGTGACAAATCGGCTGTACCTGGATGGGGTGCCCTTCTGGAAGTGGAGAACTCCCTCAGCTTTGAGGCCTTGTCTTTTTGATCGTGCTCTTGAGCTGCTGTTCTTTGACTACTCAACGCTTTTGAACACCAATGATCGCTATGCGGCATACGCTCAAAGATACGCCGACCTCTATGAGAGGGATTACGAAAGGCTCAAGAGCACCATTGATGTCAATGAAGACAATCAGCTCCAGACTGAACTCACCACAGGATCAGCAGTGGTCATGCTTCAAAGCGGTGTGCGTCGTGGGCGATTGTACAGGAACAACGACAAATGACTCCTAACGGTGCGCTCACTGCCGTGATTTCCCGCCTGACAGCCGCTGGGCTTGTCCAGGCACGCTCACCCCTGGGAGTCTCCAACGCCAGCTCACAGCGCATCAACAGGTCCTTTGCAGTGCTTCCAAGCAGTATCTCACCTTCATCCTCACCAGGAAGGGGGAAGCCCACTGCATCAGGCCTGCGAATGACACAGGTCTTCAATGTTCAGCTTGGGCATCAGCTCAAACCAGCAGATGGGCAGGAGGCCCCATCACAGGCGCTGCAGGATTTCCAACTAGCCGTGAAACACCTCAGCGCAAACGCCACCACCCTGACTCAGGAGGGCGCCATCATTATCGGCAATGCCTCCCACTCATACGTCGGCGGTGGCGCCTTCCTGGTCACTAGCTTTTCTCTCAATGTCACCTATGAGATGAGCCTGGTGATTTGATGTCCAAGATTCACGCAGTCGCCAAGCTTCCTGAGATCAATAGCTACATCAAGCAGAAGCATGGAAAGAGAAGAGCCCTGACCCCTGCTGAGGCCACCATCCTCTTTGAGGAGGGGAATGCTCAGATGAGAGTCATCCGTCAGAACTGGCCAGTGAGAACAGGAGCCAGTCGAGCTGCTTGGCGTCTGCAAGTCAGGGGAAGGCCTGGAGATGTAGCTCTCATCTTCGACAATCCCCAGCAGTATTCAAGCTGGATCACCAAGAAAGGTCAGAAGCCAGTGAGGGAGGGTGGCAAGCCCTGGTATCAGACATTGCTTCCAACGGTCTTCAAAGCCAACAGGCCACGCCTGGTCCGCCGTCTAAAAGAGGCCATTGACAAAACTGAGCTTGAGATTCAGCAGCTGGAGCAACGCGGCTCGACACAGCTTGGAGCCATTCAGCAAGCAGGCCAACAGGTCCCCGCATTCAGAAGGCCCACCACCGCGGAGCCCTCAACATTCAGACAGCTCATTAGGAGGCTCATGTGAAAGCCTCAGTACAGATCACCACCAATCTCAATCTCAAGCTCGATGAGGTTCTCCTGGAGAGTGAGCTGGATGTTTTGCAGACCTTAGGGGAGGAGGCTGTCACCAAAGCCCGACAGATCTGGACTGGCTGGAGATATGGGCCAAACTACCCAGAAGAGCAGAGAGGGACCTCAGGAGAGTCCTGGGCTTTTGACCTCATGGCTCCTGGTGAGACTGAGAAACATGTTCGTGGGATTCTCATTGTCAATGATGCTGAAATCCAGGAGCGCAAAGGAACCTATGAGCTGAAGGTTTTTGGCAAGCCCACAGGGATCCAGAAGCCGTATCTGAACAATCAAGTCGGCCAAAAATATGCCGCATTTATCACACGTTCAGGATCCTCACAGCCTGAATGGTTTCAGGTTTTTGACGCCATAAATCAGGAGCTGATTCCTCAGGCCAGGAGGGATCTTCTTGATGCCATCCAAAAGAATGCCGGAAAGAATCGACAGCGCGTTACCTTTGAAGCAAGAACCCCCACAGATGCTGTGGACAATTTTGATATAGTTAGCGAAACTCTCATTTAGGAGCACAATCATGGCCGCATCAACAGTCGTCAAAGTCCGCCGAGACGGTACCCTCAAACTACAGGACGGATCTGGAAGTCCAGTCACCCTCGAGATTGACTTCGAGGATGGTAACTTCACCGCCAACAACCTCGCAGAGGATGCTGACCGCATTGTCATTCGCGACCGTGGGACCATTGTGGGACTCCGCAAAGGTGATGATCAGGTGGGGAGCCTCTCGTTCTCAGTCCACATGCGCGAGTTCACGAACGCTGGAGCAGCCACTCTCCTGGACTTCTGCAATGGTTCAGCATCTGGATCGACCCTCACCAGCACTGGTGGATCCGGCTTTGAGCAGTTTCTTTGCAGTGTTCACATGCAGGTCGAGGGAACCAACCACGGGGACAATGCAGATGGACAAGCCACATTCTCCAAAGTCCTGCTTACAGCTGATTTTTCCGAGGGTGACCCGAACGTATTGAACGTGCAAGGGGAGGTCTACGGGGGCGTCACATTTAGCGGCCAGACCTGATCCATAAACATCTCAAAGGAGGGATAAGATGACGGATGAAATGGACATCGGTGGTGAGCTGGGGAAGGTGAAGTTTCGCCCTCCTCACTCACTGACCGCGATCAATGATGCGTGCTCAGAATACATGGAGTTCGTGGGTCAAGGTCACAACAAAGCCAAGCTTGGCCGCTGTTTAGCTGCGGTGCTGGGTCTGGCCTGGAGTGAGAAGAACCCTAAGCATGCACCGAAGTACAACGTCAACAGTGGCGAGATTGTGATGTATGGAGGTGCGATGCTGGAGTGGCTCTTCAAGAAAGGAGTCACAAGATCCACCATCTATGCAGCTGGCCACATCTTAGCGAATGAGCTTTTCCTCATGCTTCCCAAGGAAGAGGAGGTGAGCCAGAAGGCTGAGAGCTTTCCTGACCAGGAGGAAGCTGGATCTGGCGATCCTGAAGATTGAGCGAGAATGGTCTAAGCAGCCTGGGTGGTTCATTACCCTGGATAAAGAGACTCAGACTGATCTGCTAGCGATGCAAAGGGTGGAGAATACCCCACATAAGGACATCGTGAAGAAGCCTGATAAACATGCTCTAATGCGTCAGAAGATCAAGGAATACCAAAGGCAGGATCGACCAGCCTGACACATCAAGGGGCACACATGGCCAACGAGACAGGAAGCATCGAGATAGGAGTCAAGGTCAACAGCCAAGAGGCTGTCAAAGGCCTTGAAAAGGTTCAAGATGCTCTCAATGGAACCGGCACCGCAGCTGGAAGCATGGGGAAGGAGATCACCCAAGCAGCCAAGCAGACCACCAAAGAAACTCAGCAGGCATCCACGACCACTGTCAAGGCCAACAAAAAAGCCCAAGATGCCCTGAGGGGAACTGGCGTTGCAGCAACTGAAGCAGCAAAACAACGTCGTCAAGCAGGGGACACCAAAGATGAGATCGCTGGCCTGGATAGTCTAAAGGACTCCACAGGCGAGCTGGATTCAGGACTCAAAGGGCTGGCAGGAGCAGTGGGGGTGGTCAGCCCTGAGCTTGAGATTCTCCTCATGAGAACAGGTGATCTGTCTGGTGGTCTTGAGGCTGGAGCCCGTCTCACCAGTCTTTTTGGTGGAAGCATGGGCTCTCTCTTGCGAGTGTTGGGACCTGTCACTGTAGCCGTCACAGGGGTGTTCTTTGCGTACAATAAGCTCAGCGGTGGACTCAAGGAGGCTGAGGATAATCTGAAAAAAGCTCATGAGGAGATGGAGCAGGGCATCGCTAACGCCAAAGCCTATGAGGCCAGAGTCAGAAGCTTGAGATTGAATATCGGTCTTCTGACGCAAGAAGAATCGAACCTAAGAGATGCTCAAGATCAAGCAACAGACCTCATGGGGGATCAAGCTGACGCCTTAGATCGCGCCACTCAAAGAGCAGGCATTTTTCGTCGAAGCTTGAGGACAATCGATGAGGCGTTTGCTGTTGCAAATTCATCCAGCGGTCAAATGGAGATTTCGATCGAGAGTTTGGATTCTGCAATGGAAGCAGCAGCCCAAGCAGCTAATGGGGAGGTCGCTGCATTAGAGCTTTCGACTCGCACCTTCCAGAATCAAGAAGAGGCTCGTGAGGCTTTGCTTGCTGCACAGCATCTGGCAAGGCAGGCCTTGAATCAAGAAGAGAGGGCCATTCGAACCTACAATAAAAGCCTTGAAAAAAAGCAAGCGATGATTCTCATCGACCAGGCTCTTAGATCTGACGACATTGAGCTGATGGAGGAGGCCCGTCAGCACATCGGGGCGTTCCAGCTTGAGGAGATGAAGCTCATTGATGCCAGAATCGATGCAGCTATCGCAGCAGTCCAGGCCTCAGAAGCAGCTGATGCTGAAGCTAGCGCTTTGCAAAGGGCAACCAAAGCAGCAACAGAGAACACCGACGCAACCACAAAATCGGAAGCAGCTAGAAATCAACTGCTCAGAATGACCGCAGAGGCCACAGGAGAGGCCGCAGTGATCAACTTTGAGTACGCTGAGACAATCAAAGAGATCAGCAGATTGGTCACTGAAGCAGGGGCTTCTGAGGCTGAGGCCGCACTCCTTATCACTGCCGCAACAGACAAGAGGACTGAGGCTTTGGAGAGGCTTCAAGAGGCAGAAAATCAATATCTGACGACAAAAGGGAAACACGCTGCCCACGTTGTTGAACTGGAGGAGGATGCAGCCACAGCGATTCAGGCAGTCTACGACAATAGAATGGCCGACCTTCTCATGGCCAAACTGGATGAGAGCATCACCGAGGAGCAGTTCAGGGAGCAAGAACTCAAGGCTGAAGCTCAGTATCAGAAACAGTTGAACGCCCTCAGGATAGCTAAAGGGCAACAGGCTCTCCAGACTGCCTCAATGGTTTCTGATTCATTTATGAACCTCATCGATTCGAACATCAACATGATCAGCCAAAGGATCGACCAGGAGGAGGAAGCTGCACTTGCCAGGGCTGAAGGAAATCTGGAAGCTCAGGAAAAGATCAGAGAGGACTTTGATAAGAAAAGAAAATCCGAGCTTTCAGAATCCTTTGAAAAGAGAAAACAGCTTGAGATCGTGAACGCTATCATCTCAGGAGCCTCAGCATCTATTGCAGCACTGGCCCCACCTCCAACAGGCCTGGGCCCTGTGGCTGGTGCCTTCCTGGTGCCTGCTATTGCCACTGCAACAGGACTTCAGATCAATCAAATAGCTCAACAGAACCCACCCTTCCACCAAGGCGGAATCGTAGAAGGTATGGGAGATCAGACGATCACGGCTCAGGGCGGAGAGGTCATCCTCAACAGATCAGCAGTGGCATCCCTGGGGGGAGCTGTAGCAGCTGACTCGCTCAACAATGGGGGCGCAGCTGGTGGGACCGTGGTGGTCCAGATGACCTACAAGCAACGCGTGTTCGATCAGGTGGTGGTCGATAACCTTGCTAAGGGTGGACCCTTGAGAAGTGCGCTAAATAAAGCTCAACGCCGTGGTAGGCGTGGGCGCGTAGGAGGTCGCCTCTAATGGCTAACCAATACACAAAAAACAGCTTTCGTGGGCTTCTGGTTCCTGATTCAAGAATCAACAAAGAGAACATTGACGCAGCCTCCACCCACACCCAAGCAGGGCCTCAGGTCGGCATCCCAGTCCCTCAGGCTGATACCAATCTAAGCCTTGAGGCCACAGGGACTCAGAGCGCTGGTGGTCAACTCAGGATCGCTACTCAAAAGGCTGGCTTTCCTGGCCTTGGTGGGGCGTCATTCAGATGGAAGAATCAGGCCGACTCAGCTTCTCAGTGGCGTGGCTCCTGGCCTCCCTCAGCTATGGCTGACTGGCGACTCATTACGCTTGGAAACCCCTCAGCAGGCATAGGAAGCACCAAGCAAGCCATTGACCCAGATGGTGTCCTTATGGACAACGGGAAGATTGGTTTTGTGTATCACCGCGTTGTGAATCAGCTCGGCACAGATCAACACCGTGTGGTGTTCCAGACCTTTGACGCTAACGGTAACGCCAACACTGCTGTGACGCTCTATGCTCGCCTGACTCAACCCACTCAGGACCTCCACCCCTGCATCATGAAACTCCCCAACGGGAGGCTCATGGTTTACCATTTCCTGGAAAGCCTCGCGCATGACACCGTACAAGTCCAAGCATGGACCAGCACCGACCATGGTGCAAACTGGACGCTTGCGAATAGTGCCTGCCTGGATGAGGCCATTGATGTGAGTTCAGCAACGTCAGCCTTTGATCTTGGGACCAGGCCAGCTGCAAAAATGCGGGTTGCATATTCAGGGGGTCAGACCCTTTTGGTCATTTCCCATCGTGCCAACGACACATCAGGAACATATCGTGATGGGTTGCATCAGTATGCAAGCTCTAACCAGGGAATGAGCTTCCAGACTGTTGAGGTGTGGGGGCTTGAAGCCATTGCCGTACAGCCGTCCATCGTGCCTAGCTTCAACGGGTTTGAGGTCTACTTCATCAGCAGGGTCAGTGGATCAGACAAGCCCATCAGAAAGAGCCTCAGCTCAGCGTTTATCCCCCTGTCCACCGCGACAGAGTTTGCAGGTCCTAATGCGCTCAGGAATGGCAACTTTGAAATCGGAGCTTTTGCGACTGATAAATACCAGGCCGCAGAGATGGAAGCTGTGAAGGGCGATGATGGGATCCTTTATGTCCTGGCCAGGGCCCGTGTGGATGGTGTGTCCAGCAACGTGACCAATCTGCTCATTGCAGCTGACTACTCAGGAGGGACCAACAGGACTGCAAGCTATCGAACGCTTGGACAGGGCACAGGTGGAACCGCGGCTTCAGCTCCCAACACTGGGCTCATCTGGTATGGAGAGAACACCTCAGATTCTCCAGTCCGTTTGGGGCTAGTTGCTGCTCATGGTCGCATTGCTATGTTTCACAACTGGCAGTCAGGAACATCGACCAGGGATGACTCACTAGCGGTGGCCTTCCTGGGTGGGTATAACGATGTCACCCTGGGAACCTATAGAGACGATGGAGAATACGCTCGACAGGTCTGCTGGGATCACACCTATTTCCCGCTTGAGTTGCCTGATAACTTCAGTGGATGGACAGCTACAGGGACAGGAACTGTCTCAGTGAACAATGGGTATCTGAGCATTGCGACTAGCAGCTCCGCGCAGAGATACACAAAAACCCCGCCAGGAACCATCTCAGAGGGCATCATCTGTCACTTTGGAGTGAAGCACATTAGCCAGACAGGGCCGACCAATGACATCGTCTTCCTGCGACTGACTCAAGCTGATGGGTCTGACAAATATGCTGCCGACATCATCATCAGATCAGGCATCGTTAAGGTGGAGGACAATAATGGTGGATCACTAAAAGGATCACTCAGCATCAATGCTCAGGACACCTATGGGGTGGAAGTGCTGGCCTTTTTCAAGAGTGGAAAAATCAGCTGCTACGCTCGCCTCAGAGATGGGGCCGCAGACAAGCAATGGTCAGTCGTCTGCACCAATGCCAGCATCAGCGACAGTGGAACAGGGACATCAGAGGTGAGGTTTGGCCATGTAGCAGGAAACACCGCAGAGTCCCGATGGTTTTTCGTGAACTATGTCTCAGATGAGTTTGCTGGTGGTGTGGATGCTAGTACCGGCTTCACCAATCCTGATGATCTTCAGGGGAAGCTATTCAATGCGCAGGGGACAACCTATGTGGATGATGGTGTCGCCATCAGGGGCATTGACGGGCCCACCGTTCCTGGAGACACTTGGAACATCGATGCACGCTACGACTATGGCATTGAGAAGATCCTCTACAGCTCAGAGCCCTCACCATCCAAGGGCTGGAGATCCACCAACACCAACGCAAATGAGATCATCTGGACCTTCCAAGGCCCTAACGACTACACCACTGTCGGTCTGTTTCTCACTGGATGCAACTGGAAAACAGGCTCACTCCAGGGGTGGAATGGTTCTTCCTATGTGAGCTTGGCTAGCATCAACATGGCAACAGGTCAGACCTCTTTGGCGTATCAGAGAGGAGGGAATGGTGTCACAGTAAACACCGGAGCAACCACCGCGGCTGGTCGCTACTTTGAGGCAGATGAGCTTATCGGTGGGACCGTGGATCTGGGGTCTAGCAAACTTAGAAGGATCAGCAAGAACACTCCAGGAGTCTGGACCAATGCCGCAGGAGCTGTGCTTCCCGCGTTGCAGTTTGATGGACTCGACAACACTGAGCCAGCCTCAGGGACCCTGGACATCTGGTCTCCCTCCATCATGATTGTGATCCATGACGTGGACAGGATCTTTACCAAGCTCAAGCTCGTCATTGATTCTCAGAGCACAGCTGATGGAGACATCAGGATCGGTCAAGTGATGATCGGTGGGATGGAGCTGTTCAGTCAAGACTACAGCTACGGCAGGGTTGTTGCATCAGACCCCAACACCCAGCTCGTCACATATAGGGATGGGACCCGCTCCAGCTTCAAAAGAGGCAACAACAGGAGGTCCGTGAGTTTTGGCTGGGGAGAGGGTGTGGATGTCACAGATATTCAAGGCTCAGGAGTGGATGCCGACTTCCTCTTGTCCACCTCCACAGCTGGATCAAGTCCAGTGGGCTATAGGGGGGACACCCCATCTCGACTGATACAGCTCATCGGCTCCACAGCTGGCTCCAACATCCCTGTGGTTTATGTGCCCAGGGTGGATGCTGGAAGCAGTGGGAATGATGTCAAGACCATTCAAGGAACATCTGGTGCTCTTTATGGACGCATCGTTTCAGGAGTCAACATCGACAGCATCGTAGGAGAAGAGCTGGACAGCAGCTCAGGTGAGGTCTTCAGGATCGCCAACATCACCATCGAAGAGGAGCTGTGATGGGGAAGTGGTTCACAGAGGAAGAGCTGAGAGATGCTGATCTGATTTGGCTGTTGAGCTTGAGGCTGGGGGGGGTTGAATATCTGTTTTCTAGCAGGACCGTAGTTATCAACAGCGACGATGGGGATAAATCCTTTGAGGGCACTCTTACTGGTGTGGATCTCAGCTCAACTATGGAGTTCGCCAGTCCAGACTTTGAGATGCCGTCTGCTAGCTTTGATGTGATCTTTAGGACTGACATCGCCAGGCTCATTGCTCAGGGTTTAGATCTTGGAGCAGGCACAGGAGAACTGAGCCTTTTTAGGCTGAACAGCGATGACGACTATGATGATCGCACTGTCATCCTGCAAGGCATCGTCGATGCTGGATCTTATGGAGCTATCGGAGAGCCCGTTGGATTCGTCCTGGAGGCAGACTTCATCAGGAACAGCAACAAGCTCCCATCGCCCTCAGCCGTCATCGATAGGTCAGTGAACTGGGCCAACAGTGCGGACAATGTTCAGGGAGCAGTTTATCCCGTGATCATTGGCTCTCCTGGGAGTCAAGGATTCTCCGGATCTCCTGTCTATATTGTGGAGGACACTGGGGGCAGTAGCGACAGAAAAGGTCTCATCGCCGCGCATCCCTGCACAGCCTCGACCATAACTGTGACAGGTATCCAAGCTGATGGGACCACGTTCACTGTCAGTCCTGATCCTGCTGTCATATCAGACAAGGATAGCAACGGGCAGCCCTTCAGCTACGTCCTCATACCGAATGCTCATTTTTCAGAGGACAACACTTTTTTCGCTCGCTTCAATGAGGGCGGTGGTGGCCTGATCAATCCCTTTGAGTCTCAGAGCAGAGATGATGGGAACAAGGAACCAGCAACGCTCACAGGAGCTGGAGACGTGTTGCGGTATTTATTGCATCAAAGCGGCGTGAAGGTAGATGATGGAAGGACCGCAGCAGCTGCACAAAAGCTCAACGTGTATCAGCTTGATGGATACATCGCAGAGATTGTGGACGTGATGGACCTAATCAAGGATGAGATCCTTCCGCTCCTTCCATGCTCGTTGCGTACCAGTTCAGAAGGGATCTATCCCGTGGTCTGGAGATATGACGCAACAGAGGAGGAGGTGAAGACAAAAATCACAGCTGATGTGGATATCTTTCGTGCAAGCCCTGTGGAGTATGTCAGCTCAGAGATCTTCAATGAGATCACCATCAACTATCGACACAATTGCAGATACAACAAGCTGACAAAGAAGCTGACCATCACAGGTGATCCCTTCAAGCAGCTGAGTGGATTTATTTGGTCCAACGACTATACGCTCGCTAGCGCCAATAGATATGGGAATCGGAGCATGGAGATTGAGTCTGAACTCATCAGCTCCAGGGCTACAGCTGGCCGAGTTATCAACTGGATGTCAAGAGCCTACTCTCAGCGCCACCGACAGATCAGCTATAAGGCACCCACCAAGCTGAGCTATCTGGAGATTGGTGACATCATCAGCATCACCGATGATGAGCTTTCATTCATCGATCAGATCGTCATGGTTCAGAGTGTGGAGTGGGGTGATACTGATCTCACTTTCACTTTTCTGCTGATTCCAGACATCCCCCGCGATATGATCCCGGTGGGATAATAGGAGGCCCATAGAAATGGCATATTCAGGAAGCGCAGTAGTCACGCATTTAGGTGGACCAGATTATCAGGTCGTAATCACAGAGACAGAAGCAGGAGCAGCAACAGAGGCCACCATTGAGGGGCTTCCCAAGAAGGGCAGAATCTGTGCCCAGCTAGCAACAAAAACCTCAGGCTCAGCGAATACCTTGGCACCCATCCTGGTCACTGCTACCGGATCCAGCTTGGCTATTCAGACCGTGGTTCAGGCTAGCGCAGCTGCTGACCAGAGCAATGCTTTTGACCCCCCGGTAAAATACACCACGACCAATGGGACGCTCTTCCACCGCAGCGTGTGTGATACAGGCTCAGACTCAGCTATAACGACCGTCTACCTAATCCAGGCCGGGTGGTAGCATGGGCATCGCAAGACCAAAGAGTGTAGACAGCAAAGGTGTTGAGCGCGGTGGTGGTGGTGGTGGCGGTGGTGCTACCGATCCTTACCGTGATTGGACAACTATCGACATCCACGACGCTAGCCTTTGGCAGCGGAGAGATGCAACCGTCAACTCAGCAGCTGCCTCCGGTACAATCACCAGCTCAGGTGGGGTGACCACCTACAGCAACTCAGCAACAGGAAAAAAGCACATCCAACCAGGAGCCATCAAAGGCACCTTCTATATCGCCAAGGCGCATCTGAAGCCCTATGAGGAGTGTGGACTTGCTGAGCCCACTGGAGTGGGGGCCAACGAGATCTATCCTGAGCAGTTCTCGATCAAGGTGGAACTGCTCCTCGATGACATCCCCATCACTGGCCCAACAGGAAGTGAGAGCGATCCCACAAACCATTACGGGCGGAACGGACAAGTCCTGGTCGGTTTGGTTCACTATGCTAGCGACCAAAACAATGCTCCAGCCATGCCAGATCAAAACAGCGGATTTGTCATGGCTCGCATGTACAAAAACAAAGTCAATGATCCAACCTCCACAACCGATACTTTGCTTTACAAGTCAGGGTATGTGACCGGCGCAGCTCAAGCGTCAGTTGGTGGTGCGACCTTCAAATGCCAGTTCAATCCGACCAGGGATGTGGATCATAACGCCATCGTTTTGCAAGCCACTTTTGGTGCGACCAGCCGTAGCAGCGCCGATCGCGTCTTCATCAATGGCGGATCATATTCGACAACAAATCCAAGGTCCCGTTTTACCGGTCCCGCCATGGGTAACAATGGAGGAACCGCCAACGAGTTCACAGGAGCAGACAATCGCTTTGTGCATATCGCAGTGGGATTCTGTGCCTTTGACAGTGATCAGGCCCGAGTTTTTTCCATCAGGGTGAAAAGGGTCCGCTACGTCATCCAACCGATTTCGAACCGTGAAGACTTCACAGCGGAGTAAGACATGGATGTGATTCTATTCAAAGCAAGCAGCGCCAGTGCTGCCGACGATATTGTGGAGGCAGTAGCAGCCCAAGAGCTGTGGAGTGTAGACATGGGCACCACCTCAAAGGCATCCAGCTACTCCAACTTTGCACTTGTGGAATGCACAGCGACCAGGGCAACCAATCTTCTGGGGTCCATTCCTGACAACGTGGACTTTGAGATGCACGTTCACAACATCAGTTCCTTTAGTCATGCAGCCTGCGAAGAAAAACTGTGGTATTTACGCGGCATGATTCAGGGGTGATAGATGGACCGGGTTGGAAAACTTGAGAAGGATGTCGCTGTCATTGAGAACAGACTGGACACCGTGGAGGCTGAGATCAGCACCATCAGAGCTGACATCAAGCTTCTGTCGTCCAAGATGGACAAAATGACAGGACTGCTAATGGCCTGGATGGGGGCTCTACAGATTATCGCCACGTATCTGAAGGGTGGATGATGTCTGAGCCTACCGCACATGGACTGGCCGCAATGCCCCCATGGGGATGGGGTCTTCTTTTGCTTGGTTCGGGTGGTGGTATCGGTACGCTGTCAGGCCTCAGCCTTGAGAGCCATGAGAACTGCGTAGAGCGTGAGGAGCTGATTCAGGCTCAGGGCCAGCTGCAAGGGGCCCACAGCTCTCTCGATGCAGCCAATGCGACCATCTTGTCACTCATTGAGGTGATCAAAGATCACAACAAGTCGGAAGGGTGGATTGAATAATGGCGCAAGACATCAAAAGACTCCTGCGACGGTATGGTTTGGAAAAGGTGAACAAGCCCAAGAGGACTCCAAAGCATAAAACCAAATCTCACATGGTGCTCGCCAAGAGTGGAGACAAGGTGAAGCTCATTAGGTTTGGCCAGCAGGGTGCTAGCACTGCCCCAAGAGGCCGAAAGAATGAGAGCAAAGCTGACAAGAAGAAGAGAGCAAGCTTCCGTAGGAGGCATGCGAAGAACATCGCCAAGGGCCGCATGAGCGCAGCTTATTGGGCTAACAAAGTGAAATGGTAAAGGAGAAAGATCATGCCATTGGGACCAGCCAAGAAAATGTACGGAATGAAGAAAAAGAAGAAGGCCAAAAAGGGCAAGCGTAAGCGCTAGCCATGGGGCCTGAAACTACCGCAATAGCAGACCTGGGGCTCACAGCAGCCCTGGTCTATTTTGTGGTCAACGACAGCAAGAATAAAGGCCGCCAGCTCACTATGATGACTGATCGTTATCTGGTGTTGCTGGAGCGTGTGGTCACTGCATTAGAGGCAAAAAATGAAGCGCGGAAAACTGATCAAGCAAGCAATCCTGATGGCTGAGGAGCTGTTCCCTGAGAAGGGGAGTGGCAAAAAGAAACGGGCATGGGTTGTGGATCTCATCAATGACAAGATCAACATGCCGATCCTCAACGAGCGCCAGGAGGAGCGTGTCATCGCGTTTGCGGTGGACATGATCTGTGAGCTGGTTTTCAGTGCTGCGAAGAAGGCTGACTAATGCTGCCGCCACTCCTCAAAGCTGTGGCCCGTATGGGTTACCAGGTTTTTGATGGAAACCACGCTTTCAATCTCAATCTCATTGGGATTAGGACAAGCAACAGGGACCAAACAGAGGACCTCTTTGACGACTGGATGACGTGCACCTACAGGGAGAGAGTCGGTGGCTCCTGGGTGACTCATTGGTGGCGCTGTACCACCGACCCTGGGAAGCAGGCTCTTTTACATCCCGAGCTTTACAATGCAGACGGCACGGCGATCATGGCTCCAGGTCAATATCGCTCCGCCTACACCATAGGAATGCACCGGAACAAGTATGAGGCGCTTGTTCAGCGTGGTCCAGGACCTGTCAGCTTCTACCGGGACAGCACTGGAGATGCTCAGATTGACATGGATCCAGCCCGCCTGGAGACTGGCTACATCGGCGCCAACATCCACAAAGCAGGGAGAGACTCAGCGAGGATCTCAGGGGTCAGCTCATCAGGCCGAATCTGGAGCTGGTCCGCAGGGTGTCAGGTCCTGAAGAAGGAGCTGGATTTTATTGAGCTTCTGGACCTCGCCCATCTTCAGATTGAGCACCACCCCAAATGGGAGACGTTCACCTACACATTGATCAATGAGGAGGATCTATTGTGAGAGACAAGATCAAGCAGAAACTGGAAGAGGCCAGGAAAAGCACCAAAGTGGCATTTGTAGGAGGTGCGGTCGTTGTGGCCGGTACCTGGGGGAGCTGTCAGCTCCAATACGATGACCACAGTCAGGCGCAGAATGCCGTTCAGCCTCAAGAGGACCCTCCAGAAGAGGTCCAGCAGCCTGAGGAAGCTGAAGCAGAAGCAGAAGCAGAGGAGGCGCTGGAAGAGGCAACCGAATAAGCTGTTCCGGTGGTGAGGGGCCACCCCGTTGGACGAATCGGGGTTCATGAGCCTTAAATCGTTTTTTCGTTCCCTCCTTTACGACCTCACCACCACCTCCCTCCTCCATGAGTTATGATTCACTCAGTCCAGAAAGGAGGGACTAAACATGGGAATGATCACAACAACGCTCATCGGCAATATCGACTCAGAGCCTAAGCTCTACACCACAGAGAAGGGATACGACATCCTGACGCTCAGGGTAAAAGTTGAGGTTCGCAAGAAGGCCAAAGGACAGTTTCAGGACTTCAAGTCCTGGCACACCGTAAAGGTTTTTGGGGACCGTTGTCAGGAGTTGAAAACAGCTGGAGTGGGCGACCTGCTCATGGCTCGTGGAGAACTTCAGCGGAACAAATGGACCAACAAAGAGGGCGTAGAGCAGGTCAACTACGAGATTGTCGCCGACTATGCTGAGCTGCTGGAAAAGCCACAGGTAGCACCGCCAGCACCTACCCTGGGAAGGGGAGAGAGCCACCCGTCCTATGACGATGATCAGGAGCTTCCATTCTAAAAGCACCAGATTTTAGGTGGTGGAGGTCACAGAGGGCATCTGTGGCCTCTTTTTTTTTGGCCCCGCAGTCCCTCATTTGTGGCACTTTGTGAGAATATTTATTCTAAATGGCGTGCATTTATGACGCATAGCCAGTAGATTTGGGGAGTCTCAAAGGAGGGACATCATGAACATCAAGAAACTCATCAAGCTCTATCACGCCAATCACAAAGCCTTCTGGCGCTACATTGATGGAATCGACAATGCCATTGAGAATCTGCACCGCGCTAAAGATGTCCAAAACATGGAGAGGATTGAAGGAATCAGGGTCCTGCAACCCAAGTACGTCCAGCAGCTGGAGAACCAGATCAAGACTCTTGAGAAGTTCCAGCGGATGAACAACAAAGTCAAGCTGATCCTGAGCTGTAGCCATCACAACGCTCGCAAAGACCCGAACAGTGACGACAGCATCAAGCATCGTCAATATCTTGTCGC